AAAGTCTAGATAGACGAATATAAAACTATATAAGCCTACCCAAACAGGTTATCTACACTATCGTCAAACCCAAGGATATTATCAAATACAGATCTTTCCTCTGATACTTGACCTCCCTGACTGTTTGCTCCACTCGCAGACGTAGGCATGTTTCTGACACTCTTCATTTGGTTCATCATTTCCTGCTTAGTATTTGTTGCTACATTTTGAGCTGCTTTATCTCTATTTAAAAGATAATGAACATCATCTAATGTCATAATATGCGATTTAGCTTTTTCTTTAAAGGCTGCATATTCTTCATCAGACATCCCTGTCCTTGCTTTAAAATCCTTTTCCTGCTCTACTTTTTTACGAACTTGCTGTAGAGCCATAGCTCTTTTTTGCTCTGTTTTGACAACTTCGCCAACTCTTTTGTTGACTAAGCCATCCACATGAGCGTTCATAACTTTAGCACTATCAGATTCTGGATCTTGCATAGCTTCGTTAGCATCAAATATAAAATCTTCATCAAGACCTAATTTCTCTTGAATTGATTTAGCAGGCTTTCCACCGCCTGTTAAGTAGTCTCTAACATGATCTACTAGTCCGCTATCATTTTTCATAGCTTGAAGGATAGGTGTAAACTTTTCAACTTGTTTAAACTTATCTCTCCATTTAACGGCCTCTCTACTGCTATCAGTATATCGTTTTTGCCAGTCTGTGCCGTTATTAGACTGTTCTGCTACATTATCGGAGCCAGAGTCTTGTGTATTGCGAGTTACCTGTACGGGGTCGCTTTGTTGACTTTGGGTTACCTCAGCATCTTGTATTCCACCGTTGACCTGATTTTCAAGTCCTTCAAAGAATGCTTTGGAGCCTGCTTTTGCACTTTCAATATCCTCAAATGTTTGAGAATTTCCCATGCCTACAGGGTTACCTTGTTCTTTCTTAGGATCCATAAATCCCTCCCTATTTTACGGTTATTTTATTGCGTATATTACTCAGACTTTTTTTCTCTTTCCAAGTCTTTTCTATAATTCTGTAATAAATCTTGTGCTCTTGATTGCATTAATAGAGCATTATTAGCGGAAGTTTGAGCCTGGTCTTTCATCTTAACTTCTTGCTCTGATTCATTTTTCTCCATTTTAGACTTAACTTCCTCTTTCTTTTTATTAATCTCAACTTCAGCTTGCATAACTTTCCCTTTAATGCCTGCTTGAACAAGTTGTCTTTCAAGGGTTTCAATAGTACCCTCCTTGTCCTTTAAGGCATCTGCTAATTGCTGTACTTGTCCTTGCAATTGAGCATATACACTCTTACGCTTAGCAATTGTTGATTTATTCTTAATATCTGTTTCTGCTAATACAGCTATATCATCAATAACACCTAGCTGCATTAATTGCTTTAATTCCTCTAAATAAGCCCATCTATTTATAGGTAATGTAGAGCCTGATATAACTCTTATATCAAATTTATGAGCAGATATGTCCATAGACTTACCAATAGCTTCACCCATATCATTATAAATAGGAATATTAATTTCTTGATCTTTACCTTCTTGTATTGCACTAGGTTGTATAATTCTAAATCTTTTATGAGCTGTATAAGTCGCTTGAGAGTAATTTATTACAACTTGACCTAACTGCTTTAAAGCTGGCTCAATACATGTAGACATCCATTGTTTAATTCTTCTAGTTCCGTATTCATCTAAAGCTAGCATACCTCTATATGTTTCACTAGCACCTCTAGCATCTCCCATCATAGAGCTGTAAATACCTGCTAAATATTCCATATCAGATTTACCTTCTTGAACTATTTGGAAGAATGCATTAGATAAAGGAGCTGGTTGAACAGGCGTAGGTGGAGTGACTCCAGGGCGTATAGGTAAGAGAGCTCCAGGACTTGATGAATATTTTTCCCAAGTTTCAGTATCTACACTCCCTTCTTCATACATCCATCTTAAACTACTACCTAAAGAAGCATTATGAACCATAATTTGATGAGCTTTATTAATTTCTTGCTGCTTACCTATTAAAGGAGCTACAGCACTGATAGGATATGGAGTACCTGTCCATTTAAAATGAAACGGTATTACAGGATACTCAGTTACACTATTAGGTAAAACTTTTTCATACAATAACTGATCTCCAGCTATACAAGTTTGCTTTACTCTAGTTGTATAAAAATCAATCTTATCTATTATATTTTCTGCTATAGTAGGTTGTTGTGATAATATTTTAAATTCTTTTTCAGATATAATAACATTCTCTACTTTAGATGCTTCAGCTTGTAGTTTGCTCATACACTCTTGTTGATATACTTGTAGTTGCTGTTGCATCATTTGCTGAGCTTTTTCCATTTCTAATTGGTATCTTTCAGGAAGCATAGCTCCTTCTTGAACAGCTTTTTCCATCTGTTGCTGCTGTTCTAATAATTGAACTTGCATTTCTTTTTGTTGCTCCATCACCATAACTTCGCATTGTTTGGCTAGCTGCTGTAATTGTTCTTTATTAGGTGGAACTCTATAAAATAAATTTACATATAAAACTTTAACTTTTTCGTATACTTCAAAAAACTCAATTAAAGTATCTTCTTTCCCTTTAGCGTCTGAGGCAAATCCCATCTGTTCATTACCATCATTATACATGAATAACTTTTGATCTTCATCTCCCGTTTTTCTAACAGAATAACCTCTTTGACTTTGTTCGTCACTGCTAGCTTTATTTATTTTTGCTTTGCTTTCTGGAAACAATTTCATTAAATGGTTTTTAGGAAGAACTTTTCTAATCATTATATAAGCCGCATCTTTAAAAAGCATATCCCTAGATTTAGGGTCTACATAAATGTCAAATGGCTCAGGCTGCTGTATAACAACTTCACCCATACCGTTATCAGCATTTGGATCAACAGAGACTAATAAATATCCTAATCCTTTTGTAACGCAGTCATTAATTGCATTATTATAAAGAGTTTGTCCGTTTGAATTACCCCAAACATAATCTGATAAATCTGAAATAACAGAAGCTACATCCGTATCTGAACCCTCTACTCCAACTGCCTGCCATCTAGGACTATTTGCAGTAGCATAAAAATTAAGCATTTCAACTACAGGTAATATTCTATTAATTGTAAAAGTAGGCATGCCCTGTTCTTCAAGAGCATCTTTTTCTAGTTTAGTCAACTGTTCGTCATGAGCAAACTCATAACCTTTTTGATTGATAAACTCCCATTGCTTTCTAGTGTATCCATTTGAAAGATTCCAAAGTTGTCTTACTTCATCAGCTCTTTTTTTCCTAGCCATAACTCTCCTATCTATCTATATTATATAGCATATAAAACGTAAATAAACTTAAAACAACTACTGCCATTATCAAAGTCATTTTACATCCCCATATTATTCATTGTATTAATTAAAGTTTTTTCTAAAGGTATAGACTTTCTACCTCTTCTTTCTAATTCGTTAAACCATTCGTGGATAATTCTATCCGCCTTGTTTAATTCTTCTTGAGACTCATATATACCAAAATGTCTCATATCTCCTTCTTCCCTATAGTCTCCTTTGTGCATTCTAGGGACTAGTATAGCGGGATACATGTCTTCTGGATTTGCTCCAACACTAAAATGCTCAGTAAGAATATTAGATTCTCTACCTTCTTCAAAAAAGTCTTGAACCATAGGAAACTCTTCAAGAGTTAATTCATAGTCCCCAGTATAATTGAAATCGTAACCCATTTCATCTAACCATAAATTAAATTCTTCATTCATGATCTTATCTCAAAGTGTGGAAAATCGTCAAACCTGTTATCAGCTACTTGGAAGTCCTGGTCCCAGTCTCCTCCCCAACGAAGCTTAATACCCATTGATCTAGCAATTCCCAGAACGAATCCAGCGAATAAGGTCTGACGCTCTCTGTCCTCCCAATCGATCGGGTAAGGCGTGACATCGACAGCACGACTAGGATTACTATTATGACGACCCATAGGAAATTTGACTTTTGTTTTCCCTTCTTCGTATAATTTGTTTTGTCTGTATTCATCTCTATGTCCTTCAAGTACAGAGCAATCTACATATTTTATAACTTCATTAAAAATCTTTTGTAATCTTTTATCACAAGTTGCTAGATTTTTTTTAGATCTATTTCCAAATCTTGGCATTATTTTTCCTCCCTTAATGATTGAAACATATTTCCTTCTGCATCCCCTACTGAATCGTAATAAGTATCTGTAACTCCTATCCCTTGCTTATAAGACTCTATTAATTTTAAAATATTATTCTTACCTTCTTCTGAATAGACATAAGGCATTCCATACATTAAAACTTTTTGAAGCTCTTCTTTATCAAATATAATAGAACCGTATTTCTTATAAAATGTATTTAACAAAATATTAGACTCATTAAGTTTTCCTTTTTCAGAATGTACGCCTTTTACCATTTTATTTAAAATTATATCTGCAACAAAATCTGTATATTTAAACAACTGGCCTGAATAATTATCAGGATCGTTTTGTTTTAAATGATTTGTTTTATTTATTATATTCTCATGTAATGCATAAAAGTAATTAATTACAGGTTTAAAATCTGATTCTATTAATTTATTTACAACACTTTCTGTAGATTGCTTTTTATTGCCTACTAAATAATTATAAGCATCTCCTAAGTTAACATGGGAGTAAGCTTCATTTTCTACCTTTTCATATAAAGAGCTTAATTCCATAGGTTCTACCATTTTTGCAAAATCTATCTGGCCGCTTGTCCCTAAATAAACATCATAAGCTACATGTTCTAATAAATCAACATCTGCATCTAGATCAACCTCTTTTGACAATTTTGCCAAAACATCTTCTAATTCTGAAGGGAAGTAGTCGAGCTCTACTCCTGATTCTAAATCTGAATAATAATCTTTTCTTAATTGGCCCCAATCTGTATCTGCCATTTTATCTCCTAAGCTGTTACCCAGCTCTTAGCCTTAGGCTTATTTTTATACCAACCATCTTTTCCTTCATTTAATCCAGCTGGAGGATAGGCATATTTACAAGCATAAGCAAGAGCGTCTATTGTATCATCATGAGCCATTCTTGGCCCAAACGTCATTATTTCTCTATGCAAATCATATTGCGTTTTCTTTATATGTACCTGGCCTACAGAAAATCTCTGAGCTAATATTTCTTGTATTCTATCTCTTTTGCTCATTCTGTTACCAGGCTTTTCTTCTTTAAAAGGAATTATAAATTGATTCCTTCTCCTCATTTCAGCTCTAATAGCTTGAAATATAGGCTTCGACATACTTGTGTCTTCTATAGTAAATAAAGATGGTTTATAAAATTTAGCATAATCAAATATATAATCCACTATACCTTTCTTTCCATCTCCAGGAATTCCCAATACTGGTAAAGTCCTATTCCTAATATAATCAAGAACATATATATTATTATCAGGGGTGACTGCAACAGCCATAATAACAGAGAAATCCGAATTACGCCTAGCTGAGTCAGTAGCGGGATCCACCCCAACATAAATACTACAAGGTTTTGTATCGTCCCCATCAGGGGTAATATAACATATTCCTGTATCTGCATCTTTTGTAAATGTCCCATCCCAATATTTTACATGCTCTCTATTAAATATAGAATCTTCTTCACTTTGAACCTCCATCATATATTCTTGATAAAATTTATGAGGAGTTCCACTATCTTGATAAAATTTCTTTTTTCTTTCCATTTCCTTATGACCAAACCAAGAAGGCCATAAAGGAGTACCATCTTCTTGTAAAGCTTTATACGTTATAACTTTCCAGCTATAATCATCTCCTGTCTTTTTTGCATGCTCATACCCAACTAATATTTTTTGAATAAAAGCATCAAAGTGAACAGGCGTACCATTAATTCTTAATCTCCCCGTTTTTGGTTCAAGCGCAGGGAAGACAACAGCCGTAACAAGGTTACTGATTTTGGAACGTGACTCTGGCGTAATGGTATTATTTTCATCTTCGAAATCATCGAGCACAATAAGATCATAACGCTTATGAAGCTTAGCACCCCCACGAATACCAGAGAGATTAGACTTAGATATAAGTTTCGTGCCATTTTTAAGCTCCATGTCATCTTCTGTCCATTTCTTCCCTTTTAAATCTCCAAAATAATATTTTATTTTATCATTATATTCAAAATGATATTTAACATAATCTAGATTAGGTACAGATATCTTTGAACTCGCTGCTACCCATCCATAAAATAACGGCTCTTTGCTAAAACAAAAATCATGTATTATATTACATTTAGTTAAAACAGTTTTGCCATGACCTCTAGGCAATATAACAGCTAACTGTCTAATACTTTCGTCAGAGACTGCATCTCCTACCTCGTAATGAAAAAACGGAGTTTCTGATCTCATAAAATCGTCAGGCAAAAATAATTTCCCAAAAGCTATTAAATCAGTATGGGCTAATCTTAAATCTTCCTCAGCTTTAGAAACATTGTTTAAATTTATGTTTGCCATTTTAGTCCTGCATGTAATTTTGATACATTGATTGATTTATCAATCTTTCATAATCCATATCATCTGCATTTTCATCACGCAGTCTCATTATATCTAGAATATTAATCCTACCGTCTTCATTTAAATCAGCAGGTATATGTTCTTTAAAGTTTTGCTCTTCATCCATCATTAAATTTTCCGATGGTTCTGCGTTTAGATTTTCTATCCTCTCATCCCATTTTTTTGCAGTTTCTGGATAGAGATCTTTAAGAAGATCTACAGGCATACGTGAATTATCTAATATAGCTTGATCATCTCCATAAAGTTCATCCCAATATTCATAATCAGTATCACCCAGTCTGCTTAGTCCTATTCCTGAAATTTCATAAGGAGGTATTACGATCCCATCATACTCATATCCTGGAAATTCTGGAACCATTCCAAGAATATCTAAATTTGAATCAACATCAAAAGGCTTGCCCTCTAAATAAGGCCATCCTCTATGTTTAAAATAAGCTCCTTCTCCTAAAAATTCATTAATTAATCTTGCTTTTTCAGGTTCATCGCCATGAAAAGTCTCTAAAGTATCTTCCATGCCATAGAGTTCTTTTTGAAGCTCTACAGGATTAAAAGCCGTTTTAAAGTCTCCTTCTTTAAGTTCTTTTACAAAAGCTCTGCCCATATCATGCAAACCCTCTAAAGCCATTCCCAGAAAACCTTTTTCTCTAAATTGTTGTGTATGAGGAAGTTCTTCAAATACTCCGAGAGTGGCTAAATTATCATAAGCTAATCCATCTGATACTGAAAATAACTCTCTAGGGCCATCACCTTCTTTTCTTGTACCTAATGCACCGTGACCAAGAGTTCTTAAAATATCTTCATCGGTCATTTCGCCTGTAGGAACCAGTATTTGATTCCCAAAAGCCCTCATCCTATTTCTCTCTTCTTTAGGTGTAAAGATATTTAAAATATCAAAAAGGAGATTACCCTCTGTTACCTTAACCCCCTTTTCTCCAAGAAGGTCAAGCAATTCAGGATTGTCTTCATAGAAACTTACATCTGTATTGTCTCTTTTAATCTTACCTAATAATTGTACTAAATTATCTGCCAAGATCAACTCTCCGAGCTCTTTGCACTTGCATTGCTTTATATTTATCAAAAACTCGTAAAGGATTTATATTAGGTCCATAAGGATCTCCATCCCATCTTTTTGAATCTCTTTCATATTGAGCTCTAATCCGAGCAGTTTCTCTGTCATACTCCCCAGTTAGAGGCAACATCTCATCTCCTATAACATATCTATTCATTAAATCTTGAAATCTTTTCATTTTATCAGGAGCTTGCATATTTTCTGGGGAAAGTAAATCTTCTATTTCAAATCTTATAGATTGTATCTGTCTAATTTCGGAAGGGCTTCTAAAATATTGTATAGTTTTACCTGATGCATCTTTTACTCTATGCATTTGCTTAGCTCTTTCAGATCCTAACTTTGCCGTATCCTGACGCATAAGAATAGCATCACCTAATTCTTTCTCCATTTCTGCAGTTTGGGCAGAGGCTTTTGCTGCTTCTTTTTGCATAGCCATTTCTTCAAAATATCTTATAGTTTCTTCCTTCATAACAATCCTTTTTTAATTATTTAAATAAATTCATTATAGTGTCACCTGCTCTTTCTATAAAGTCAAAGATTCCCGCATTCATGTTTTCAGTTGAAAGATTGAACAAATATCTCTTAGCTGCTCCATGAGTTCTTCCTCCTACATACCCGTCTATAGAACTATGGTGGTTTCCATAACTATCTACATAATATGGATCTAAGTACCCGATATCGACTAGATAAGATTGAACTTCTTTAACTTCTTCATTGGTTACTTTGTTTTTTCCGTGAAGATTATTAACAACCCTACTAACCATTGCATAGGTTTCCTTATTGTAGGTGAGCCCTTCATTTCCTGTACCTTGAGGTCTGGCATCAGAATACCAGAAAGTTTTATTTCTACCTTTACTAAATTCTCCCATTAATAAACTCCTCTCCAAATATCCATAGGTAAAAAGTCTCCTTCTTCTCTTTGCAGTTGATCTGGTTCAGGCGTAACCTCAATAGGGTCTAACTCGACAGGATTTTCCCTAGCCCCAGGAGGGTAAAGCTCGCCTAAGGCTCCTCCCATAGCGCCTCCTGCTCCTCTTGCCATTCTACCCATTGCTTCGCCCAATTTTCTGCCTGTAGGAGACCTTAGCTCTTTTTCTCTTAAAGTTGCTTCAATTTCTTCCATACTCATACCTTCGTATTCTTCTGGAAGATCGGTAGAACTTGGTATAAAAGAACCCATAAGCTCTCCAATCTTAGATAAAGGGAAAAGGACGCTCATTAAAAAATCGTTTCTTCTTTTTTCAAAACGCCTTTGTTCTATAATTTCTCTAACTTTTTGCCGTCTAGCTGCTTCGTCAGCATCAATAACTCTTTGTGCCTGAAGTTGCGTGTTTCTTTTCCACTGAGCTCTAGAAGCTTCCGCAGCTTTTCTTTGTTCAAGATTGGGCTCTTGCTCTGAAAGCATGCGCTCCATATGCTCTATCTTAGAACTTTTCTTATCAGCTCTATCTAACATTTGTATTAAATCCCTATTTGGAAGTCTATAATCCATAAAATCTCCTTAAACTTTCTTTCCTTCTAATTCTACAGGTCTTTCAGCTTCCTTTAAATTTTTATCAGAAAATCCTTGGAATACTGCACCTGTTAATTGCGTTACTTGAGTTCTGTTCTTATCCTCAAGATCCATAATGTCAGACAATTTAAATAACGCCTTTAAGCGTGTATCTTCTTTTTGCCCAGTTTCAGCTATAGTATATATATTTCTTAAAATACTAGTCTCATTTATGCCTAATTCTTCTAATATAGGCTTTAATTCTTCTTTCATAGCCGTTTTAATCCTTGTTGTTTTAATTAGTTGTCCAGCACGCACTCCTGCATAGTGCGGGTCATTCGTAGGGAACGCCTTTAGATACGCCGTGCGTGCCTCCATGCCTGAAGCAAGGAATTGGACAAACAATTCTTCTTTAGTTGATAGGTTCTCTCTCTCCTGCACTAATTGGTCTCTATCTATATTACCGCCTAAGCTATAGATATTAACCCTTTTAGAGGCATCCATTTTAGTCTTACTGGATACTATAAAGGTACCTGTGCATGTACCTATATATTGAACCTCTCTAACCTTCCCTTTAGGCTTCATCATGCTGCCTTTTCTTAATATCTGTATTACGCAATTATCGTCCGTCTTTACCCAATCACTTATATGACCATCCCTCCAATCCTCCAGATACTTAAGCTCTGCAGGAACTTCCTCGACAGAATCAAATACAGTATGATTTATACCATTGACCTTATAATATCTCATCTTAAACTCCGTACCCCGCCAGGGGTTCGGTTAACTTATTCCCATTTCTGTGTTATCTATAATACTTAAATAATCTTCCATTTCTTCAGGAACATCATGTTCTTCATCATCAATAATAATTTTATATTCATCAGCATCCGAAAATGCCTCAGATAAATGAACTATCTCACCTTTCTTAGGATCATAAAAAATTTGAAGAATGTACTTTTTAATACCCATATAACCTCCATTTAAATATACCTAGCCCCTGAGGGCTAAATCCCTTTTTTATGATTTTAACTTCTAAATTTCCTCTTAGGCCAGTTATTTCTCCCATACCAAGATTTATATTAGGGTCAGTTCTATTGGCTGTAGGGGACAAGCCTTAACCTCTATATGAAGTAGCAACCCAACGTCTGATCCATTTCACCTCTGCTAAAGTCACATGGATGATATTCTTTCGAATGCCAATAGGCTAATATAAGGTATGATGTAAGTAAATAACAAGAGGTTTCAAAAATTATGTAATTTTAGTGTGTAGTGTTTATGAAAGGGTACACCCCCTATCAGGGGATTATCACTATCGTTTTTACGTTATTTTTGATTTGATTTTTTTTGTTATTTTTGTATATAATTTTATTAATAAGTAAGGAGACTAGAAATGGCTAGACTAACAACAAGAAGGGCGTGGGATAAGCGTATAAGTATTGATGAACCAGTTAAGATGGATGAAGGTAACATAATTCACCAAGCAGTTAAGGCTCAGATAATCAGAGCAATACGTAATGATGATTATGAGAATATGGGTAACCTTCAGAAAGTTGCTAACATGGTAACTATACCAGATGCCAACAAGACACCAGTCAAGGTTGGTACGCAGACTGTCACTAAACTGACTGATGCTAATGGTAAAGTACATACCATTAAAGGTGATCCTGCCACTGTTCAGACTTATCTGAATGCTGGTATGAAGATCAGCTCAACTCATACTGAGGATATATTTGATCAGTAGCTACAACTAACCCGAGTAAGTGGGGGAGAGGCCGTATCCTGTCCCCCATTTAGTCATTTAATTATTTATTATTTAGTATTATTTGTTTATTTTAAGGAACAATAAGTAAGGAAACATAAACCAATATGTATGAGCGTGTGTATGTTATTAATATACCAACTTATACCAAACTCTAAAGGAGAAACCATGTCTAAATGTTATGTAGAATGTCCTCAATGCAAAGAGGTAGCAAGTGTGTCTAAAAATAGTTTAACTACAACTATAGATTGTGAATGTGGTATTATTGAAATGGATACTATGGTTGAAGAAGATAGATTTTATAATGTTTATAGTAGATTTATGAATCAGTATGGTGATACATTGTCACCAGTATTCACTGACAAGGAGGTGTTATGATTTATGAAGTATTATTCTCATTGATAGGTATTCTTATAATCTTATTGTGGATTATGATTGATAAGTATCGTAATCAATTTAAGCGTGCTAATGGCTGGAAAGCAGACTACATAGCGTGCAAACAAACATTAGATGAAAAGAATAAAAGGTTTAAAACATTACAGAGATATTGTAAAGAAAACTGTAATTAAAATAACAACGTTGTTTTTTTAGATAACAATAAAAGACCATCTTATATTACATAGCTAGTGATATAATGTGGCACAGAAAATTATGAATGAAGTAAAATTAAGATGTTGTATTTCAGGGTATATTACAAGGTAGCTCCTTGTGTATCTATGTAATACTTAATTGGTAATGATGTGAACGGCTTGTTTCCAAAGGCCTACATCAGCATACTTTCGGTGTTGACTGACATGTCTATTAAATGATAGAGGTGTAAGAGTGTAACTAACTTAAGTATGGCGAGTGTTGAAACTAAAAAATAACTAAAGAGATTTGGTTACGGTATAATCTATACTATGCTTGTTGCGAGCAGTATAAGATATAATATGGACATAGTGTCCTTTGTTAATGTATAGGTTGAAGGCCCGACTGGGTACAACTTATATGAGACAAGTTACGACAGTAATTATTGTATGTATCGTGAGGCGAAAGCCCTTAGCAACTAGACATTCTGAAGGTATCTCAAGCCCTTCACCAAGCATCTTATTATTGAATTTAATTAAATAGCTTGCCGTGCAAAATAAATAAATTCTAATACAACGTTGTACAGGTATGTAATGCGAACAGAATCACCAACCGTTACTAAGGATTTTATGTGTGAGAAAGCCCCTGGTAAGGAGTCAATATCCGTGTAGAGCAAGCTAAAAATAAAAAAGCGAGGTGAAATATGGCTAAAGAGCCTGTATCATATAGTGAAATGTTAGGGCATAGATTAAAAATAAAAGAAAAATCATCTTTTGATTATATCCCTAAATGGTTTAAAGAGTTAAAAAGGAGAAAAACATATGAAATATGATAAAACAAATTATCTTCTACAAATGGCTGATAGAGAATGGCCTGAACATGTAGAAAAAGCCTTTAAAAATTGTAAGACAAAGGTAAGACATTGTGTATCTAAAATAACTATTGAAGGCACTGCATCTGATAATACTGCAAAAGAAATATTGGAATGGGTGAAAGAGAGTAAACCTATAGTTGTTCATAAACAGAGCTGGCCTACTTCTTATAAAGGAGGCAAGTAATGAGCGATGTATATAAAATATCTCAAGCATTGGAAGATATGAAGAATTACTATGGTTTAAAGAAGATCAAGCATGTCAACTTAAATATGGAAGACATGGAAGATGTTCATATTACATTTGTATCTAATGCACCTAGCATATTAAAAGATAAAAAATGGAAGCCTAGTGCAATAAAATATAAACTAAGCTTATCTATTATGATAGATAGTGTATTTCCAGAGGAGGATTAAGCATGAAATATCTATTAATATTTATGTTAGGGCTAGCAATCAGTAATACTGAAGAGCCTGAAATTATTAAATTTGGTTCATGGATGGATAAATACAGTTTAAATTCTATTGACTCATTAATAGTATATCATAATTTAGATGATAAGAAATTAAAGTCTGTGTTTATATATACTGAACCAGATAGAAAGTTGTTAAAGGTTAAAGTATGGGAAGTAAAAAAATAAATTCATAATAGGAGAAGTTTGGTCTTTTGGGTTACATAGCCCTTCCTTTAGGCCTTGGTTGGCTTCTCCTTTCATTAGGGGAATAGCTACTCACCTAGCGGGGTTCTTTTTTTGTTTTGCATACGCTTAAAAGCAACCTACTCACACTCGATATTCCCCTAATTCATTCAATGGTGAAGTCTACCAGGTAGTTCAGACAAAAGGCTGGCGGCAGGAAGGAAAAAACTTATGACCAACCGTGAAGGAAGGAGCTATACCTTCTGTACCATGGGTAAGGTCTATGTGCTAAGTGTAACTAGATGATTACTGAGTGACTCGAAATAACAGATGCTTACACTATCACGGCACGGGGACGACACGAAAGATCACTCATCGAGTCCACGAAATAACTTGTGGTTCGTCCCAAAGAATTTTATTAATTAAAATAGGAGATTACGATATGTCAGTATTAGACAATGAAGTTAAAGCAAAAATAGTAGAAACTACCTCAATTGAAGCAAATATAACTATCAAAAAATTATTAGATATGATTTGCAAGCATTGGGAAAAGTGTATGGATAATTATTATGTAATGGAATCAGAGCCTGAACTATCAACTGATGATTATAGTGACAGTATCACAGTAAATCTTAATACTTCAGACAAAGTTAATCTAGATCATGTAGTAGATGATGTTAGAATGTTGTTTGAAGAAGAACTTGAAGAGTATATTAAGAAACAAGAAGCATTGAAACACAGTGAAAAACGTGTCGAAGAAGGTGAAAGTGGCACTCTATAGAGGAGAACACGAAGATGAGTAAAAATAAAAACATACATCATTGTAATTATTGTGAAAAGCAAATACCAATCATTATACTTGAAAATGAAGTAGAATGGACTGCAGGATATGAAATTAAAGGGAAAATAGGTAGGTACTGTAATCCTTGTAAAAATGAATTGGAGGAAAGATGAGTAAGAAAAAGGAACTCCAGATTCTCTGGGGTTTGGTAAGAAAAATTAATAATACAATATTTGGTTATAGACCAAGGGGGAAAGATGTCAGAAAAAGAAAAAGTAGATCTAAACGATCCAAAACAAAGAAATAAGTATTGGACTAAGACAGCTAAAAGTGTTTTACTTGGAAGAAGAATACTAAGAGTAGAATATATGCAAGATAAAGAATGTAATCAGTATGGTTGGTATAAGAAGCCTATAACTTTTATACTAGATAATGGGACAAGAGTTATAGCTATGCAAGATGATGAAGGTAATGATGGTGGTGTATTAACTTGTCTTACAGAAGAAAGAGAAGAAGTGCTACCTGTATTAAGCATAGGAGATGAATAATGAATAAATCACATAATTCTAACTTTAAGACATTAAGGCTTGAGTATAGAACGCAGATACCTGATGAATTCTTTGATAAATATTGTATGAAACATAGAATTAGCAGGAATGTAGCTATAGCTCAATTAAAGTCAGCTGCTGCTAAGGCTGCGGATGATGAAATTAACACATTATTAATGGAGGTGCAAAATGTCCACGAAATTTATGATAACGGGGAATGATTTGATAGATGGTGAGCCAGAAAATTGTCAACATTGTGCTGTAGCGTTAGCTGTGGCTAGAGATATAATTACTGATTTACCTAATTCAGATAATCTAGTACCTAATATAGATGGTGACGGTAATTTTTATGTTCAAGAAAAACTTGAAGATAGTAATGGATTTATAAACTATCAAGATAAATATTATCTAGAAATGGATTACGACCTTAGTTCTGAGTTATGTGATTTTATATCTTGGTTTGATGTAACAGCTCATTCTGATAATCAAGAAGTTGCTGAAGACTTTCAAGAACATGTAGTAAGGTACGATAAAAAACCTTGGGAAATAAAATGCAAACTAGTGGAGGTGACATATGACGAAAGAAGTAATTCTTAAAGAAGATTGTGCATTAACAAGACTTATGATTCACGAGATGGAAAAAAGCAGTGATCTTTTACAAGTCTTAAAATCTTGGCAAGAAGTAGGTTATCTTCATTTAATACCTAGCTATCAAGACAATAGAGACTTAAAGCATGAAAAGTTTAAAGCTGTGATCAACGCAGAGCAATATAGTCATACTATAACTGTATTAAGAGATGAAATAGCTACATTAAGACAGAATGATAAATGGGAAGATTTACCTGATGAAGATTTATGGGAAGATGGTGAATTGACCGATGCTGAAGTCTTTGCTAAAATCGGTCACCATATTTTTATAGAAGGTGATTGGAAAATAGTAAGGAGGAAAGATGAGCTTTGAAAAAGATGCATTATTGCATGAAATACAAGACCAAATAGATAATTTCTACAGAGATAATATAGTTATTCCAATATATTGGAGAGAACAAAATGGTAGAAAAATATATGATCTTGAATACATGCAAGACGAGTTTGATAAACATATGGATAAACTATGGAGTAATAACTCTAAAGAAGATTGTTATGCCTGCGCTACGCAGAGACATAGCTGTGAACACGATAACCCAGAGGACTATCAATGCGGTAATGATGAAGCTCCTCGCAAAGAAGAAGGAGAATTCTAATGGAAAAATTGCAATACATAGAGCTAGGACCTAAAGAATCTTGGCCTAAATCAGCATATAGCTCTGAAGGTGGTAAAAATGAAGTAGGTGAACATGGAACTTGGTATGATTATCTTAACATATCTAGAAGAAATGAAGCTATTAAAGGAATGAAAGCCTTAAGAGAGCAATGCCTTAGAAAAGGTACTAATATTAAGAAAATAGTTATAGAATATTCTGGATATGGAGATTCTGGCGATGAAATATACGCTTATATTGATAATGATAATAAATATGAGTGGGGAGGATTCCCTGGAAACGATGATAGTTGCCCTGAATTAAAGAAAACATTAGGTGATAAGTCTGAAGATATGGTATTTGATGCATTATTTCAATTACTTCCTGGTGGTTGGGAGATCAATGAAGGCTCTCAAGGTCATTTAATATGGGATATTGCCAAGAATACAGTAGAAGTTAACCATGAATGGAACGTAAGAACTACTGAAGAAGAATATTCACAAGCTGAGATTAGCTTTGAAGGCGTTTAATCACTGTAAGTCTAGTAAATCTAGATTTGGAGGCAAAGAAGAAGACTATCATGCTATACATGCTTGGTTTGATGAATCTAAAGCA